CATTGCAGATTGCTTGAATGTCTTTATCCGTCAGATCAGCATCCGTGCCTTGCTGTTGCCCGTTGCTGCCGATTCTAAGGACTTTCTTTTTCCAATCAAGGAACGAATCTTCTGAATAGCTGTGGCAGTACATAATCCATAGCTTCATTTCTTCGTCCTTGTCCATTCCCGCTTTTTGGCGGTCGTATTCCGATTGAAGGAACTCCGTTACAAACTCCCCAAATCGCCCACGGTTGATGTAGGAATTCATCAAGTCCATTGGACATGAATATCTGTGATATATCATGTCCATGAACTTGAATTCACCGATTAAAGCAATTTGGAAAGCGCCCTGAAAAAACTTGCATTCTTCGCATCGGCAACGATGTCCAAGATCATGCTGGGCGTAGTGCCGAACGGCATTTCGGGGATTTCGTCCGCCGGGATGCCGGACAGTTCAGAAAGCAGCGGATAGATTTTATCAGGGATAGCGCTGACGTTTTTCAGCACGGACACAGCGATTTTGTAAACCACCATGCCGCCGATTTCGTCAACGGACTTTTCGCCGGTTGCAAGCTGCACAAACACATCCGCAAGATCATCCGGAAGCGTAGCCGTGATGATATCCAGCATGGGATAAAAGTCTTTATCCTTCAGGCTGCGCAGCTTATACGGCTTGACTTCTTCCGTTACTTCTTCAGTCATTTCAATGTTTTCCTTTTTGCTCATCGGTTTTATGTTCCTTTCTGGCTGTTAAGATGCAGTTTCGGTGATGTCCTCGGGCGTGGCGGCAGTCCAGCCGGTTTCCTTGCGGATAAAGATTGCATACGGCAGTTTGGTCGTGCCATATGTAATGTCAGACTGGCAAGCAAAAGTGCCCTTAAACACGGAATTGTTTTTGTTCTTCGCTTCGGTCGTGAAGCCGGAAGTGCAAAGCGCGTGCTTAAAGATGATGATGATCGGTCTCCCATCCGTAAACTTTCCGTAATAGCCGAAGCCCTCATAGAAGTGACCGGCGCGAAGCTCAGATGAAGTGACAACATCATAATTTTTGTCGGTAGATTCGGTGATCTTTCCGATAGCCAGATGCGCCGCCAGTTCTGCCGAAAGTTCAGCAATGGAAACTTCCATCTTTGCAGTCTCGCCGACCTTCTGCTGAAGCTCTTTAACGGCAACGGTTGCGCCGTCCAGCTCCGGCGCGAAGAACTCCGGCGTGATGGTCAGTGTGCCGCCGTCCTGCGTAGCGCCGATGATAGCCGCCTGAATTGCTTCAGACGTAGGCGCAGCCGTTTCGCTGTACGTCACACCCTGAAAATATACGCCAGCCCCGAAAGGAATTTTTGCGGGAGTACCAGAAGTAATACCGCTGTTAGGCATATCAATTCACCTTCCATTCTTTGATGCTCAAATTGATTTGAATGCTTTTCAGCTCCGCGTCCCCCGTGGGAACGATCAGAGCACCAGCATAAAAAATAGCAACGGCATTGCCGCTGCTCGTGATGCCCACTTTGCCGGAAGCCCGGTTGAAGTGCTTTTCGATTTTCCCTTTACCGTTTTCAAGGTCAAGCCATGACCCACGTGAAAAGCCGGTAATCATGACGGTCGATTCCTGCAAGCCATCTTCGGTGTACGGTTCGGTTTCAGTGTAGCTGCCAACCCAATATGGATAGACGATTTCACCATTGCTGTTACCGCCGTATTCACCAAAGCCATATTCAAGGCCAAGGGATTTCATGGCATTGTCAATGATGCCCAAAACTTCTTTCGACATTTCACTTCATCCCTTCCTTGAAAATCTGTTTTGCGCGGTTGATGATCTTACCCTTCGTGCTGTCAAAAGCCCGCTGAAGCGTCCTGTTCGGCTTTTTGCCGGCGGTGTGATGCCAATTGCCGTTATCGTCCTGATAGCTCCAACCGCCTTTTCTACCATCGCCTTTGGCCGCATATTCGCCAGTTCCGACTTCTTCCCAGATAGCATTTTGTTCAGGGCTTCCGACCGTTGCTTCACCGGCAGATTCGTTCACTCGGTGATTCCACGACCCTTTAAGCTGTCCGGTATCAACACGGCTATTGCGCTTCGCCTGTGATTCGATTTCACTTGCAGCTTCTTCCAAAAACCGAAGCGCTGTTTCATCAACAGCGTCCTTGACTTTTGCTGAAAAGTCCTGAAATTCCACATCTGCCATATTACTGACCCCCTGTGTACTTCAGATAGATTTCAAGCTGACTGCCGCTGCCCATTTCCATCGGATTGTCAATCAGCAGAATGTCATACCGCTTGCCGTTAATGGTCATGCGGCTGTTTTCAGCCTGTATGCCAGCGGCAAGCGGTACATAGTCTGCAACAAAAATGTGTGTAGATTCCTGAATCTTGGCGTTGAACGTGGAATCACCGGCCTGAAGGTCAAGCCAGCCTTTCAGCGTCTGGGTATCAGACCATGACTTCACCTGTTCGCCAATTTCATTCTTGTTCACGGTATAAGTTTGTATGACTGCTGTGGTATTGCCGCCGATGCCCTTCATACCCTCAACCCCTGTCCGAATCTCGCTTTCATGTAGGGCTTCAGAAAGCCCATCAGGGACTTCGGATATCCCATGATGGCATTATCCCCGTCCATGTTGAAATAGGTCACAGAATGCCGGGAAATCGTTTCAGACGAAACGCCAACCTTGTCGCGGTTGTTCATTTCCCACTTCATCAGATTGGCGCAGCCCATCCGAACATCTGCGGGATAAACAACCTTCGTGACAACGATTCCGCTTTCATCAATCAGGTTTTCCTTGACCGTGACCGCGTTACCAGAAACGCTTTTCACCGTGACAAGGCAATCCGGCATAAGGTCAGATTCTGTGATCTGCAATGTGTCACCAGCGCGGAAGGGAACCACACCATTGCAAACAATGTCATGGTCTGGAATGGACGCGGCAACCGCCCTGAAAGCCCGCTGCTGGAAGTTGTTATTGGTGTATGCCCGAATAAGCAGTTCAAGTGCCTGAAGCTTTGCTTCAAGCACCTGATCTGCGTCATCCGTTGCGACATACTGCCGGAGTTCGGCAACAGTCATAATCATAAGGTTTCAGCCCCTTACTTCTTGAACTTCGCAAGAACGACCTTGGAAGTGTTGGACAGCGCAACGGCGTAATGCTTATCGACGGAAATGTCCGTCTTGCGGGCAAGGCTCACGCGGTCAGTCTCAACGTTGGTGTCGCGCTTAAGATAGATAGTGATCGCGGCGGCGTCGTCCTCTGTTTCTACATCGTTGTTCAGCTTGACGATGGGGCAAGCGTAGCAGTCAATCTGACTGCCGGTTTCTCCAACCTTCACAACGGGGACTTTCTTGGACGGAACCACGCGGCAGTTGGCGATCATGCCGATCTCGCCGGTAAGAATGACACCGGCCTTGTACTTGTCCGCGCTGATGAAATCAGCGTCCTTGCGAAGCTGCGTGACCTGCTTCGGATGGACAAAAATGACCTTCTCGCTGTTGACCTCTTCTTCAAAAAGATCAATTGCATCAACGATGCCGGAATACTTGATCGCGGCGGCGCTGCCGTCATAGATGAGCTGCGCCCCCTGAAGCGCGGTCATGGCGTCGTTGTCAACCTTGGAAGCAATGGACTTCGCAAGCTGGTTGTTGGTCTCGCCGACAGGATTGCCGTAGCCGGAAAGAACAGCTTCGTCCGTCAGCTCAACGGCCTTCATCGCCTTTTTGACGGTGACGATCGTGGTGGAAGCGGTCAGCTTCACGGTTTCTGCGGCAACGCCTTCGGCAATATCGGCAGCATCGCCGATGTAGGCGTACTGCGGCACGGTAACGGTGTTGCCGGGAACGCCGACAAGCGTGTTGTCGATCTTCGCAAAGGGAGCAACAACAATCTTATTGGCAATTTTCGCGGAAATCATATCCGCCATGACCTGCGGATTAATCAGGTCAGAAAGTTTAGTGGTCTGGTTTGCCATAGTTTAAATCATCCTCTCAAATTAATTTTTTGTAAGCTCTGCGTATGCAGTGGGATTCTCGTTGAACAGTTTCAGGCGTTCCTGATAGCCCATTTTGGCGAATTCTTCCTTCGTCACGGATTCACCGCCGCCCTGATTGTCGGGCAGCTTGTTTTCGATAACCTTCTTGCTGCCAGCGCCTTCAAACTGATTCGGGAACTGCGTTTTCAGACCGGCAAGCTTGTCATCCATGCCCTTGACTTTTCCGTTTTCGTCAAGCGTCAGTTCATCGGCACTGTACTTCTCGCGCAGCTTGAAAGCCAGATAGTCGGGATCAACGGCCTTTGCATCACGCAAGGCAAGCTGAATGGCATTTTCAAGCTTGGTCTTTTCAAGCTCTGCCTGAAGCTGCGACACCTGCGTTTCATATCCGGTG